AATGAAAACAGATAAAGCATTAAAATACCTATGTGACATAACAGGTTCTAATAGTAAACCTTATGACATGGAAGATGTTGCTTGTGATTTCATAAGGTATATTGAAAATTTTCAATCAGCAGAACATATAGAATTTAACAATGGTGTAAAATATTATAATAATGTTTATAAATAAGCAAAAAGGAATATACAACAAAGATTTAGATTTAAGAAGCTTAAGTTATTACTTAGATTTAGCAGAAGGTTTTGAGTCTAGTTTTAAAGAGTTCAAGGTGATTAAATCAGAAGGGTTTAATGTTATAGACGAATCTAAAAGTAATCCATTTGGTGCTAAAGCTAGGTTTGGAGAGTTATTAATAAAATCTATAAAAGAAGACGAAATAGTTTATGTTCAGCCTAGAAGAGGCTTTGCTGGTATTAGTTTAAGCTACCTATGTAAGAAATACAATAAGAAGCTTACTTTAATAATGCCATCTTCAAAAGAAGTATCTGATCACCAAGCGTTATGCATAGAGCTAGGAGCTAAGCCGTTATTCGTTAGGATAGCAGCAATGCCAAACGCTAACTCTATAGCGAAAAGATATTCTAAACTAAAATCTGCTTTTTTTGTTCCTTTAGGGTTGCAGCATGAGCTAGTTACTGCATGCGCAGTTAGATCTTTTTATGATTTTTTTAAAGACAGAGAAAAGCCTAACAACATGTGGTCAGTTATAAGTACAGGTGTTCTACAAAGATCTATGCAAATAGCTTTACCTGAAACTAATTTTAATGCTATAGCTGTAGCTAGGAACATACAACACGGGGAATTAGGGAAAGCAAATTTTTTTTCCTATCATAAAACTTTTAATTCTCAGTCAGATTTGTTACCTTTAGATTTTGATTGTGAAAAAAGTTACGATTCAAAAGGATGGGATTATTTATGTAGGTATGGAGTAGAAGGAGATTGGTTTTTTAACGTTGCTGGAAACGCTCCTAAACCAACGATTGATAAAACTTCAATAGATAGTTATAGAGATTGGAACGATTTAAGAGATTTTAATTTTTAAAATATGAAATATAAAAACGCACAGCAAGCATTTGAACATTTATACACTTTTATAAATGACAATGGAGAAGATTTCTCTGGTACCAAATGCTTTTTTAATTGGGGTTTTGAAATTCTTGATCCTTTAGATAATGAAATTAAAACTGATTGGAGAAAATGGAACAAAGAGTATGCTGAAAAAGAATGGCAATGGTATTTATCTGGTAATCCATCAGCTGTTGAAATAGCTAAAGACGCAAAAATATGGTATAAATGCATGGATAAACTAGGTAATGTTAATTCAAACTATGGTTATCAGTGGTCTAAAGGTGATCAAATTAGATACGTTGTGAATGAACTAAGAATCAATCCAGAATCAAGAAGAGCCTCAATAAGTATTTATGATGCTAAAGATAGGTACAATTTTGAAAACGACACTCCATGCACTTATGCGATTAATTTCTTTATAAAGAATAAAAGATTAAACATGTCAGTCATGATGAGGTCAAATGATCTATGGTTTGGATTCTGCAACGACCAATACTGTTTTTCTAAACTTCAAGAAATAATATCTAAAGATTTAAACATAGAAGTAGGAACTTATTACCACTTCGTTAACAATATACATTTATACAATAATTTTTTAAACAGAAAGAAATGAAAGAATTTAATTTAATTAGGAATTGGGCATCAGAGAGAGGGATATACAACAAAGGTGATGTTAAAACGCAATACGTGAAATTTCAAGAAGAAGCAGGAGAGTTAGCTAAATCTATAATGAAAGATGATTTAGATGAATTTATCGACGCTATAGGAGATTGTGTAGTAGTGCTGGTTAATCTAGCCGAGCTGGGGAATAAACATTTTGATTTAGATGAAAGGAAGTTTAAAATAGATATAGAAAGTTGTATACAATCAGCTTATGAAGAAATATCAAACAGGAAAGGAAGAATGGTTAACGGAACTTTTGTAAAAGATGAAACAGTATAACATTTTAGGCGGGGTTGATGATTTAGATAATAATCACCCGCAATTTGAATCTAAGAAGATTAATAAAAATTACTACGGATCTGATCTTAATAGATTTGTAGCTGAAAGATGCAGAAAAGATATGGTAGTTAATAATATTGATTTGATTATTAACGACTATAAAAACAACAGTATAAGAATAGTTGAATCAAAGCATAGCAACGAAAAACTGTCTAAAGGTCAAGAGTTGTTACTTCAAAGACTGTCAAAATTAGGGATTAATACATACGTTGTTTATGGAGATGAGCCATACAACACAGCGTATATTTATTCTTTTCAAACAAAAGAAACTATAAAAGTAGATCAAGAAAACTTAAAGTTGTTTTTAGATAATCAGTCTTTTAAAAAAATTAACTATATTTAAGATTCAATAATGTCGAGGGCATGGGAGTACAGGGTGATGCCACCCAGCCCTTTTTATATTATCTCAAACTTCTTTAGAATATTCCAAGCGATCAAACCACAGAACAACAAGAAAGCATACCATCCCCATTTAATTTTCTCTTTGTACACTACTTTCTCATAAGGCACTTTAACTTCATAAGGCTTAATAATAGTATCGGATTCACATTCACCCCAGAGATAAACTGAATCTTTATGATAATAATGTTTAATAGTTAGCTTGTCTTTCTTTAAAATAACTGTATCTTTGCTGACTTTAAAAATAGTATCATGCTCAACTTTATCAGTAATTACTTCAAAAGTATCAAGAACAGTAATAGTATCCCGAACAAGTAAAGATGGATCTTTTTGTATAGCTTTGTTTAAATGCCATTTAGCACTACAAGAAGTTAAGACCAATAACAGAAATAGTATTTTGAATTTCATAAGCTTTTATATTCGTTCTTAGCATCAAACGAAGGGCATGCTTTATTAGCACCAAAATCTCTATGACCTTGAATAATTGCATTTGGATAGCATATCTTTAACTCTGTAAGCAAATCTATAAGCGTTCTTTTTTGTTGTGGTGTTCTTGTATCTTCAGCTTCACCAGCTTCATTTATACCGCCTTCATAACAAATGCCAATAGAAACGGAATTAAAACCTTTTACATGAGCGCCTATCTTATAAACGGGTCTACCATACTCAACAGATCCATCTTGACGAACATAGAAATGATAACCAACATCATTAAACCCTCTTTTTAAATGCCATTCTTTTATTCGTTCTATATCTACTATCATTGATGGTTTAGTAGCAGCACAATGAACGGCAATGTATTCTATTTTTCTTGGGTTCTTTGCTATGTCGTTTTGATTTACAAATTTAAAACTCATATTTTGTTTAATTTTCATACTGTAATTTACAAAATTTTATTATATTGCAGTTCTTAAAAGCCTGTCTAATTCATACTTTAGATTTTTAGTTGTTACTTTGGAGAGCGTTTTTCTGACTTTATCGCTCTCTTTTTACCTCAGCATTTAAAAACTAAGGTGTTTCGTACCTCAACGGATTAAAAAAATAAACATTTCTCTTGCTGGATAAATATTTATTACTATATTTGTATAAAGCCAAGCTGATTTAACATAATGTCTTCATTATAAGAATTAGCAAGCAAACTCAATTATAATGGTACATTATGTTAAATAGCCTCACATCCAACCACACTAAGGCCAAGCTAATTAACACAATATATAATCCATTAATTGATTTTTGAATCTATCGAGTTGCTTTCTAATACTTGATGCTGACTTAGGTTTACAGATTGGTTGATTAAATTAATGATTTATGACACCAAGAGAAGAAAGAAAGTTTTTTATTAGAATGTGGTTATCTGGAATAATTGTAACTATTCTAACGGTTTCACTTACCATGTTTGTATTAAAATGTTTCCTATTAATGTCAAAATAGACGACATTAAAGCAATAACAAAAGTGTAAAGCCAGAAATATTTAGCCTTCCAGTATTTACTAAGAAGAATTGTATCTTCTATATCTTTATCACGTCTTAATTTTTCATTCTCTAGTTTTATGAACTCAGAGTAAGTTTTGTATTTTTCAATTATTTGCTTTCCTTTATAATTAAGTCTAATGCAAAGCGGAACTTCACTTGGTACTCCCCAACCTCTATCTTTAATTTCTTCTATAATGTCTTCAATTACTATTTCGTAATCCGCAGATTTATAATTATCTATAAGCTCAGTAACACTTTTTTGAGACAGCTCATTCTTTAATTTAGAAAAAATTAAGTCGAATATTTCATTTCTTGATAGCTTATTAGAATCTCTCATAACATAAATATAACCCAAATAAACCGCCTGACAACAAGGTCGGCTAATCCACCTCTGCCCAACCGCACAAACCTAAGCTATTGAACATAATAGCGCATTAACTTCCTTAATACTATTATGTGTAAATAGCCCACACGCCAACCCTATCCGACCACTTCCACGCAAAGTCATCCACACCCCACCCATTATTAAATAAATTTTTGTATATTTGTAGCTATGAAGAAAAAAACAATGAAAGTACTATCTTGGTTAATAGCAGGGGTGTGGGTTTGCTTTATGATTATCCCAGCTTTAACTGGATTTGTATTTAGATTTTTAAAATCATGGTTTAATATTGGTTACAGCTTAGGAACTAAAGTAGAAGATGCTATTAAATAAATCCATATTAAGAAATAACTTTGCTAATTACGGTTGGATGGTATATCTATACATATTAGACTACTTTGAAACACAAGAAGAGTATGAAATATGCCAAGACGTGATAGATATTATAGATGAGATGTATCAAATTTATGATTTAGATCATTTACCAAAAAGATTAAACCGTGAAGCAATGGAAATATTTATAGAATCGTTTACAAGTAAATACATTGGTCAAGTAGCATTTGCAACATTGCCTTATTATTCTTCAGAACTAATTGAAATGATAGAGCAACAAGACGATTATTGTAAATGTTTATACTTAAATTCATAGCTCTTTTTATAGCTATATGGATATTTGAAAAATACAGCAAACATGAATAAGAAACTAATTATACTAGCATCATTAACAATTCTAACAAGTTGTACTAAAGATTGGAAATGTACACTAGAAACTTCAACGCCGTATAATAACTCAACTTATACAGTGAGCTTTAGAGGTACTAAAAAAGAAATGAAAGAGTATGAAGAAAGCCAAACGAAACAAAACGCAGATGTAACGACTATCATGAAATGTCAATGACAGTAGAATTTGAAATAGGACAAACAGTTTTCTTAAAGACAGATCCAGAGCAATTACCATGCTTAGTTACGTCTATTAGAATACTACCAAACGATATTTGCTACTGCATTAGTATAGGATCTAATTCATTTGAAGTGTATGGATTCGAGATAACAGACGAAAGAAACGTTTTATTAGGACTAGGAACAAGACCAGAGGAAAGTAATTAAAAAATGGGAGCTAAGCCACAATATACAGATAAACAAATAAAGTCTTTTAAAATAAAGATTATAGATGAACTGTCTAAAGGCAAATCATTAAAAAAGATTCTCGAAGAAGATGATAAACTACCATCAAGAAGATATGTTTACGAATGGTTAAACCCAGAAAACGATAGATTTGATCAGGAATTTAGTAACAACTACACCCGCGCACGTGAAGATTCAGCCGATTTAGACGCTGAAAAAATGGAACAATTAGTAGATGATATTAGAAACGGTAAAATAGATTCAAGAGAAGCTAAAGTTATAATGGACATCTACAAGTGGACTGCTGGTAAAAAGAAACCAAAGAAATACGGTGATAAAATAGATGTAACATCAGACGGAAGCAAAATAGAGTCTTCCCAACCAACTATAATTAACTTTGAAAAGAAGTGATTGAAATAACATTTTCAGATGTTTATGAACCACTATTTAAACTACTAGAAGCAAAACCAGTAGTAGAATCTAATACATTTAAAAGTTTACCTCAACAAGAACAAGAGGATTGGTTAAAACTATCTAAAGTAGATACAGTATTAATATCTGGTGGTCGAGATAGTGGTAAGTCATTCGCGTTAAGTTGCTTTAATCCGATAGCGGCTAAAGATTACAATCATAGAATACTTTATACGAGACAAACAATGTCATCTACTGATAATTCTATTACAGAAGCATTAGAGGGTAGAATGGAGTTGTTAGGTTATTTAGAACACTTTGAAAAGTCTAATAAGATCTACTCAGTTAAAGATGGTATTGGAAAAATATCAATAACTGGTCAAAAGACATCATCAGGAAATCAAACAGCTAAATTAAAATCATTAGAAGACTTTAGTATATTTGAAACAGACGAGGGTGAAGAGTTAGAAAGCTTTGAGGGTTGGAATAAAGTCAAACGATCAATGAGAGCTAAAGACGTTCAATGTCTATCAATAATATCATTCAACCCACCAACTAAAGAACACTGGCTTTATGAAGAGTTCTATGAGAACGTTCCTGAAGGCTTTAATGGAATAATAGATAATATTCTATACATTCATTCTACATACAAAGATAATATTGACAATATGGCTGAACACAACATACGAGAGTATGAAGAGTTAGAAAAAGCCTATAACGAATATGAAGCTTTAAGTGGGGTAGAAAAAGAAACAGCGGACAAGAAACTTAAGAAGAAATGGAAACAGTATAAATACGAAATACTAGGTGGGTTTAAAGAAGTTGCTGATGGTGTTATCTATGAAGACTGGGATATTGGAGAATTTAATGATTCTTTACCATATTGCTACGGAATAGACTTCGGATTCTCAGACCCAGACGCATTAACTAAAGTTGCAGTAGATCATGGACAAAAGTTAATATACGTTAAAGAAATGATGTACAAGAATAGTTTAGGAACTAATCAGCTTGGTGATGCTTTAATAAATATCGTTGGCTATGGTGATTTAATAATTGGTGATGCTGCTCATAAAAGATTGATTAACGATTTATACGATAAAGGGCTAAACATAAGAAGATGTAAAAAAGGAGCTGGATCAGTTCAAAGAAGAATAAAAACAATACAGGGTTACACGATTATAGTAGACCCAAATAGTCCAAACGTTGTTAAAAGTTTAAACAATCACGTATGGAAAGATGCTCGTGCTGGTATTCCTGAGAAGAATTGGAAACACATTCCAGATTCATTTGGTTACGCTGCAATGGAATTAATTGAGTATAATTAGCGATAATTGATTAATTTTTATTAAGTTAGTAAAAAATTAAGTTATGAACTATATTTTAATTGGCACACTGACTTCAGCTATCATGGTGTTGTTGGCCTCGTTAATTGGTAATGACTGGAATTGGGATTTAACGACTCTTTATATTTTCTTAGGAGGTTGTTTTGTGTTTAGTGTTTCATTATGGTTAGTAGAGTTGATATTATGAGTCATAAAGCGGCTATACAAGCGTTGAAAGACATTAAAGAAGATGTACATTTTTGGTGTTTCTTAAATACTGATCTTTACAACAAAGAGAATAGAGCGTTAAACAGAATCGCTATACTATGGGATTTATAGACACAGAAGATATAATATTAATGCGTGATTATGTAGTGGATTATATTTATAGACGTAAACAAATCCATGTAAAATTATTTATAACTAATTTAGATGTAGAGAATCTATGTATAGCTTACAAATACGCTTTAAAATGGGATTCAGAAAATAATAAATAGAATGAAAAGAGTAATTATACATATCTATTTCGATCAAGTTAAATGCTACAGCAACTTAAAAAAGTTCTGTGATAAGAATAAAGAATTTAATTATGATGATTTAACTTATTTATTAACGAGAAAGAAACAGCCATACCAGAAAGATGGTCACTACATAAACAGAATAACTATTGAAAGATGAATAAGTACAGGGATCTACTAAAGAAGTACATGGCACATGTTGATCAAGAAGAAGGAACGACTTTTGTCAATTGTATTAATGATGGGTGGTTTTCAAATGTTAAAATAACAGAGGAAGAGAAACAAGTTCTTTTAATTATACAAGAAGAGGTTTATAAAGAGTATTATTCTGAAAATGAAAAGAAATGAGCATAGAAAGATACAAAGATGTTAAGTCAAGACAGATGCCAGTTAAATACTGTGATTTATCATATATTCAAGGCCAAGCTGATCTAATTAAGATAATAAAAGCAGAAGTTAAGTCAATAATGGACAACCAAAATAAAGAGGATACGGCGTTAGATTTGTATAGACTTTTAACTGGATTAAAACCAACAATAACAAAATAATTTACTTTGACTAGTTTTTAATCAAAAATTTTATTATATTTGCTTAGATTATAATCACAAAATAAATGGTTTTTGAAAACGAAGAGCAAGTAATTGCCCTAATAAAAGAAAACCTCAAAACATGCGACTGGATAAAACAAGCCAGAGATAAGCATAAAGTCTATAACGCTTTAGTTAATGGCGTTGACTTTCATGAGGTTTTAATAAACAGGATCGAAAAAATAGAGTCAGCAGATAGAGCTGAAGCGCGTAAAAGATACTCTAAAGACATTAGAGATATGTTTAAACGTGTAATGAAACCAAGACTATCTGTATTTAATGCTTCTGGTGGTTCTGTTCGTGATGAGTTGACAGAATCCACTTTGAAAGATAGATTTGAAAAGTCCATTTCTCACTTCAGAGGTCAAAAATCTATTAAGAAATATCTATCTGAAAACTTCTTTGATAAGTTAGATATAGACCCGAACGGGGTTATATTCTTAGAATACATCTTAGATAAGAAAATATATCCAACTTATAAATCAATTGATAGTATTAGAAAATACAGATCAAACGGTCAGTTAGTTGAATACATCATATTTGAACCACAGAAAGTAAACAAAGAAGGTCGTTCTTATGAAGTTTGGCGTGTAGTTGATGATGTAAAAGATTACCGAATTAAAAAAGAAGGTGATGTATATGAAGTAATCGAGGAATTAACTTTTGAACATCCATTTGGTAAAGTACCTTGTGCTATTTTAAGTGATATTGAAATAACTGGCACAGAATTAAGAAAGAGTCCGTTAGACGAAGTAGAAGAGCTTTCTAAAGAATATGCTAGAGATAAATCTATTCTAACTATCTATAAGTTCCAACACGGTTTCCCAAGACATTGGAGATACATTAAAGAGTGTAGAGCTTGCCACGGTACTGGTAAAAACGGTCAAGATATTTGTGGTCATTGTGATGGTAAAGGAGAGATAAGAAGAAACGATATAACAGATGTAACAACTTTAGCGCTCCCAAGAGAAGATGATCAAATAGTAACTCCAAATGTTGAAGGCTTCACAAGTCCAGATTTAGAAACGTGGAGAAAGTACGAAGAATCTTTAGTAGAACAAGAAGATAGAATTTTTAGTACATCTTGGGGAACCCAAAGAGTAAGAGAAGCACAAAACGAAACAGCAACAGGTAGATTTATAGACGTTCAGCCAGTTATGACAAGATTAGATTCATACACTGATAATGTTGAATGGGTACATAATATGTTGGCTGATTGGGTAGAAAATTGGGTTTATAACAACAGAGAAAAAGAATCAGAATATCATGTAACTTATGGTAGAAGATTTATAATTGAAAGCCCAGATACAGTTATAGAAAAATACTCAGACGCAAGATCAAAAGGTGATCCAGTTACAATACTAGATAAATTGCTGGATGAGTATATTCTTAGCAAGTATCAAAACAATCCAGATTTATTATCTGAGATGCAAAAGAAGAAAGACGTTGAACCTTATATTCATCAATCAATTAAAGAAGTTGCAGATATATTTGGTTCTGAGGAAGCTTATAAAAAAGCATTGTTTGTAGATTTTTGGGAGCAAGCAGATAAAACTAAAGACACACAAGATTTGAAAAGAGAATTTGAATCTTATGTAAATCAAAACAGGTTAAACATAAACACAGATAACAATGAGTAATTCACTAATGGTTGTAGTTAATAAATATGAGCTACAAGTAAGATTGGCTGGTGGTAAATACCAAGAAGATGGTCAAAAGAAACTTTTACAAGAAGGCAAAGTAGTGCCTAGAGAATGGGTTGAGTATAGAAATTCACAAAACAATAACGAACTTTATGTTATTGACGAAGAAGCAACTGCTGAACTAGAAAAGCAAAGAGAACTAAACATCAAGGAAGCGCAAGCAAAAGCTGCTAAAGATAATGTTAGTCAAGCAGATTTAGTAGATGCATTAGTTAATTTAGCAAAAGGAAATGGTGAAAAAGAAGAGAAGGCACCATCTAAAAGAGGTAGAAAACCAAAACAAGAAAGTACAGAAGAATAAATATAAATCCTATGAAGTTAAACATCAACGGTAAAACAGTAGAAGTTTCTAATGAAGAATTGAAAGCAGCATTAGAAGCAGAAAAAGAGTCTTTAGATTTAACATCTGATGCATTAGTATTAAGATCAGTTGAAGAAGAAGAAACATTTAAAGACAATCTAAGAAAAGAAGGTCTAGCGACTGGCACAGAGATTGGCAGAAAAGAAGTAATTAAAGCGCTTGGTATTGAGGGTGAAGGATTACACAAATCTGATGAATCTGCTGCAAAAGCTATTACATCTTGGGCTAACTCTCTAGTAGAATCTAAAACAGCAGATTTACAAAAAGAACCAACTGCTAAAATTAAAGAGCTTACAAAAGACATTGAATTGTTAAGATCAAATCTTGAAAACGTTAACAACGAAAAAACAAAGCTAAGCCAGACATTAATAGAAACTAAGAACGGTTACAAAAAGCAATCTGTTTTAATGTCATCAATACCTGATAACACAGTTCTACCAAAAGAAGATATTGTAACCATATTATCTAATAAGATTAATTTATCAGTAGATGATAATGGTAATGTGTTTGGAGTTGGTAATGATGGACAACCAATAAAAGATCAAAATGCAAGTGTGATTCCAGCTAAAGATTTAATTAATAATTTCTTTAATGATAACCCACAGTATTTGAAAGGCGCTTCTGGTGGTGCTGGAGGTTCTGATAGTTCAGGAGCTGGATCTAAAATAAACTTTGATCAGTTTACAAAGCAGATGCAAGAAAAAGGAGTAGCTTTAAACAGTGAAGAGTTTAATAAAGAAATGATGTCAGCAGTAGAAGCTGGTATCTTAGATGTGTAATTCTTTCCTTTCTAGGTTTCTTTTCATAACGAGCCGTACTTCATTAATTTGAGGTACGGTTTTTATTTTTTTAAACTTTTTTTAATTTAATTGTAGTTTGTATTACATTTATTCGTATATTTGTACCAACGATAACAATTAAAACCAAGAAAAAATGAATCATTCAGAATTGAGATTGCTTTGCAACGATTTACTTTTAAACGGTAATTCATTAACAACAAGACACGACAACGAATGGAGAAGAATGTCGAGGCAATTAGATAACAGACTAGGTAGACAATCAACCGACTTGTCAGACGAGGACATGAGGTTGTTAAGATGGGGATGTCTTAATTCTAACAGAAACCAAGAATTAAGATTATTAACCGAAATGATACTCCAAAACTAAATAACCCCCGGACCGTTTCGCGCGGTCCTTTTTTTATATCATCATTGAAGCTCGTTATTAATTTAGCGGGCTTTTTTGTTGTATATCAGTCAGTTGATTAAAAATTAATCTTTTTTTGATTAAAAAGCCGTCAGTTTAATTTTTTTTATTATATTTGCATTGGCGTACCGTGTACCCAAGTCTTACGAGACAGTGTCTCAATTCAATCAAATATTTATTAATTAAAAAAAATCAATTGCAATGGCAAATTTCGCTACTGCCGCATTAGCTAAGGCGCAAGCCAAGTTACTCGGCGCTTTCCAGCGGGGTGAATTGAGATATAGAGTTCCCGCTGTCCATAAATTATTTTTGGAAAATACTCAATTCATGTTCCCTAACTATCAAGAGTTAAGAACAAGAGAAGATAGAACCGTTGAAGCTAACTACTTCACTAGAACATCTAGATCATTAGGTTCTGCAAGATCACACAATCACACAGGAGCACAAGGTGATTCTGCTGTACTTACTCCATCTTGGACTATTTACACAGATGATTTCGTTTCTACTTTGAAAGAAGCAGATAACAAAATCTACACTTTAGAAGAGTTACACATGAGTAAAATGGAAAATGTTATCGCTAACTTCGCAGAAGGTTTAGAGACAGCAGCATCTACTTACTTATTCTCTAACAGATCAGGTGTGAACGGTGCAACAGCAGAAGGTACATTTGATGCTACAGATGACACTTTCGAAATCACTGAATCTACAAACGGAGATAGAGCAATTCAGATTACTAAAATGGTAATGGACATCAACAAATATCAAGGTGTTAATTATAAAGTAGTTTGTGATTCTATCGCGTTTAACAAATTCCAGTATCAAGCTGCTCAGGGTATCTCTAATGCTACTAACACATCATTCCAGTTTATGGGTGTTGAGTTCATTCATGATCCAAAATTAACTGCTTTAGCTGCTGGATTAGTTTCAGCATATTCTAAAGGTTTCTGGTTAGTGGTTCCTGAAGGTTCTGTTGGTGCTTTACCTTGGATTCCAATCCAAAATAGAATGGGTATTGATACTAAAGAGAACTCTTACGGGCAAATCATCAACCCGATTGATGAATTAGCTTATGCAGTTCACACATACGAAGAAAGAGTAGATGGTACATCTGTTGGAGGTTTAACTCAAGATTTAAAAGTTGAGACTCAAATTTCAATCGATATTGCTTATCAGCATGCTCCATTGAGTACAGCTACTGAATCATCAATTATGGCTTTCGCGCTTGTTTAATCTGATTGATGTTTAACGTATCTAAAATACAAGCGGATTTATATGGGGTTGTCGGTTGGCG